GGTCGTTCGTTCGCACCCGTTTCCGCTAGCGTTAGGGCCCGTACCTCTCAAACCCTTGCGGCGCAATGGATCTCACCATTCTCGCCCCTTTCCCATTTCAAGAGTTCAATAGTTGCATAGTATTGAACTGAACTAGGAGTATTTAGGGCTTGCTAGTCACATTTAGCGAGTTTGCAGCCATCAAGGGATGCGCGAAGGGAACGGTAACGGCAGCGAGCAAGGCTCGCATCGCTGCTGCGGTGGTGGAAAAGGACGGCAAGCGTTGGCTGGATCGGGATCTCGCTATTGAGCTCTGGGACAAAAACACCAAGGCAACGCACAACAGCAAGGTGCGGCGAGCTGATCCGATCGAGCCGCCACCACGTGATGCGGATGAGTTGAAGCGGCGAGTGAATGGGTTGCCTGATGATGCGATTCCTGATCTCAATGAGTCCAGAGCGAGACGAGAGCACTACCAGGCGGAGCTGGCAAAGCTGCAGGTGACGCAGCAACGGGGCGATCTGGTGGCTGCTGATGATGTGAAGAAGGAAGCGTTTAAGGTTGGCCGCGGCGTGCGTGAGGCATTGGCGAATTTGGCGGATCGGTTGAGCCATCAGTTGGCGGGTGAGACTGATCCGACCGTGATCCATCAGGTGCTGACGCAGGAGCACCGTGCAGCGCTGGTGGAGCTGTGCAATGAGTAGCGCGTGGCGTGATGGATTTATGGATGGGCTGCGCCCTGAGCAGCCGCTGACGGTGAGTGAGTGGGCGGATCGATATCGGCGGTTGAGCAGCAAGGCAAGCGCAGAGCCCGGGCCGTGGCGCACGGATCGGACGCCGTATCTGAGAGAACCGATGGACTGCCTGAGCAGTGAGAGCACAGTGCAGCGTGTGGTGATGATGTTCGCGGCGCAGACGGGCAAGACGGAAGCGGGCAGCAACTGGCTGGGCTACGTGATCGACCATGCACCGGGCCCGATGCTGTGCGTGCAGCCAACAGTGGAGATGGCGAAGCGGCTGAGCAAGCAGCGGTTGGAGAGCATGATCACGGAGACACCTTGCTTGGCTGAGAAGATCGCACCGGCTAGGGCAAGGGATTCAGGGAACACGATGTTCAGCAAGGAGTTCAGCGGCGGAATCATGCTGCTGACCGGGGCGAACAGTGCGACGGGCTTGCGATCAGCGCCTTGTAGGTATTTGTTCTGTGATGAGGTGGATGGATTCCCGAGCGATGTGGATGGTGAGGGCGATCCGGTGGCGCTGGCGGAGCGGCGGACCACGACATTCGCGCGGCGGAAGATCCTGCTTACCAGCACACCGACCGTGAAGGACTTCAGTCGGATCGAGGCTGAGTATTTGCGGAGCGATCAACGGCGGTTCTATGTGCCGTGTCCCAGCTGCGGCGCGATGGATTGGTTGAAGTGGGGCCAGTTGAAGTGGGAAGACGGTAGGCCGGAGACTGCGCGATATCAGTGTGAGCACTGCAGTGAACGATTCGAGGAGCTGCACAAGCCGGCCATGTTGCGCGCTGGTGAGTGGCGTGCGACGGCACCGGCTGGCAATGGCAGAACTGCTGGCTTCCAGCTATCGGGTTTGTACAGCCCACTGGGGTGGTGCAGTTGGGAGCAGTTGGTGGAGGATTTCCTGAGAGCCAAGGGTGATGCGCCGGCGTTAAAGGCGTTCGTCAACACGCGGCTAGCGGAGACGTGGGAGGAGGACTATGCAGCGAAGATCAGCGCCGATGGCCTGATGGAGCGGCGGTTGGGATATCGCAGCGGGCTGTGCCCTGATGGGGTGGTGCTGCTGACTGCTGGCGTTGACGTGCAGGACAACCGGTTAGCGGTGAGCGTGTGGGGCTGGGGTGCTGGCGAGACGGGCTGGTTGGTGTGGCATCAGGAGCTGATGGGTGACCCGACTCAGACGGAGGTGTGGGCACAGCTGGATCAGGTGCTGGCTACTGAGTGGGACACGGAGAGTGGCAAGACATTGAAGGTGGCTCAGATGGCGGTGGACTCTGGCGGCCACTGCACACATGAGGTTTACCGGTACGTGCGTGATCGCGTGGGCCAAGGTGTGGTGGCGATTAAGGGCAGCAGCAGGCGCAACAGTGCGGCGATTGGCAAGGGCAGCAAGGTGGATGTGAACTGGCGCGGTCGGGTGATCAAACGCGGCGTGACGTTGTACCAGCTGGGCACCGACACCATCAAGACCACGCTGTTCGGCAGGCTGCGCCACAACCAACAGGTGGGCGGTCTGAATTTTGGCCTTGCTGCTGATGATGAATACTTCCGGCAGGTGACATCAGAGCGGCAAGCGTTGCGATATCACCGTGGGTTTCCGATTAGGGAATGGGTGAAGAAAGCAGGCGATCGCAACGAAGCGCTTGATTGTTTGGTCTATGGCTACGCGGCGATGTTGTTGTTTGGGCGGAGGATGAATCAAGTCACGATGTGGGAGCAGCTGGCAGATCGATTGCAGGAAGGGAAGAAAGCACCGCTAAGATCAAGGAAGAAAGCGGCGCCTGCCGCCCCTTCAACGTTTGTCAGCAACTGGTAGGCAGCCGTGAAGATCCCAGCCCAGATCAGAGCCGGCGACACGGTGAAGTGGCGGGATGATCCTGGCGTTGACAATCTGGGTAATGAGATCAGCAGCGGCACATGGACGCTGAGCTACTACCTGCGGACCAATACTGCAAGCGAAGGCGCGACGGTGGTGGGCACTGCCTACGGGCAGGGATGGGAGTTCACGCTGTCAGCTGCTACCAGTGCAGGTTTTGATGCAGGGCAGTGGTACTGGCAGGCGATCGCTACTAGCGGCAGCGAGAAGGTAACGCTGGGCGCTGGGCAGCTTGAGGTGCTGGCGGCACTGAGCTATGCCGGCACACCCGGTGCGTTTGATGGGCGCAGCCAAGCACAGCAGGATCTGGATGCAGTGCAGGCTGCAATCCGTTCGATCATCAGCGGGCAGGCTAAGCAGTACAGCATCGGCAGCCGCAGCTTTACGAAGCTGGATCTGGGCGAGCTGATGGAGCGTGAATCTAAGCTGAAAGCTGAGGTGAAGCGCGAGCAGATGGCAGACCTGATCGCCAATGGCCTCGGCAATCCCCACAACCTGTTCGTGAGATTCTGATGGGACTGCGCACGCGGCTGTTCAAGGCAATGGGGTTCGAGCCGACACGGCCACGAGCCAGGGCATATCAAGGTGCGCGTGTCAGCAGGTTGACGGCGGACTGGGTGACGAGTGGCACTAGCGCCGACAGCGAAATTAAGAGCAGCTTCAAGGCGCTGCGCAATCGTGCGCGTCAGCTGTGCCGTGACAACGACTATGCGCGGCAGGCAGTGCGGGCGATCCAGAACAACGTGATCGGCCATGGCATCCGCCATCAAGGGCAGGTGAGGATGCTGCGTGGTGGTCGGTTGGATGAGGCGATTAACGGGCAGATCCACGAGCAGTGGGAGAGGTGGATGCACAAGAGCCGCTGTGATGTGAGCGGCATCCTTGGCTTTCACGACATCGAGCGCTTGCTAGTGCGATCACTGGCCGAGAGCGGTGAGGTGTTTGTGAGGATGATCCGCCGGCCATTTGGTGACAGCCGCATCCCGTTTGCGTTGCAGGTGTTGGAGGCTGACTACCTGATCGATGATGAGGTGCCACAAGCGGCGGATGGCAACACCGTTCGGATGGGCATTGAGGTGGATGCATACCTGCGGCCGCAGGCGTATCACTTCTATGCCAACCATCCAGGTGATACCTACGCAGGCAATGCACGCACCAATGGCCGGCGTGTGCGCGTTCCTGCGGATGAGGTGATCCATCTGTTCCTGCCGGAGCGCCCGGGCCAGACGCGCGGTGTGACATGGTTTGCATCGGCGCTGATGCGCCTGCACATGCTGCAGGGATATGAGGAAGCGGAGGTCGTTCGCGCACGCGCCAGCAGCGCACTGATGGGCTTTATCAGCAGCCCTGAAGGCGAGCTGATCGGCGATGAGGTTTACGAGGGCGAGCGCGTCAGTGAGTTTCAGCCTGGTGTGTTCAAGTACCTAGCTCCTGGTGAGTCGGTATCAGTGCCTGATCTGAATGCACCTGATGGCCAGCTGGAACCATTCACACGGTCAATGCTGCGCGCTGTAGCAGCTGGCGTCGGCGTGTCGTTCGAGTCGATCAGCAAGAACTTCTCAGAGAGCAACTACAGCAGCAGCAGGCTGAGCTTGCTTGAGGAGCGCGACACGTATCGCGTGCTGCAGCGGTACATGATCGAGAACTTCCATCAGCAGGTGTTTGAGGCATGGCTTGATATGGCAGTGCTGAGCGGTGCGCTGAACCTGCCTGGCTATGAGACCAACCCTGATCGGTATCGCGCTAGCCGCTGGGTGCCACGCAGTTGGGAGTGGGTGGACCCACAGCGTGAGGTGGATGCTTACAAGACCGCAGTGCGGTGCGGCTTCAAGACATTGGGGCAGGTGATCGCTGAGCAGGGCGGTGACCTTGAGGATGTGCTCGTGGCGCGCCAGGCCGAGCTGGCCATGTTGGACGACATGGACATCGTGACGGATACAGATCCGAGCGAAGTCAATAGCAGCGGCGGCGTTCAGTTGCCGCTCAACATGGGAGCCACACCAGCCTTTGAGGACACCGAACCTCCTATTGAGGAGGAAGAGTACGAAGAGCTATCAGTGCTTGAGGATCCGACCGAGGCACCGGAGGACTGATGGCAGTCGTTGGCGGCGAGCAGGTTGATCTGATGCCAACTGATGGCATGAGAGAAGAGGCACAGCGATATCGCGATTGGAAGGCTGATGGCGAACCGGGCGGTACTGAAGTGGCCGCGACCAGAGCAGGTCAGATCCTGAGCGGTGATGAGCTGAGCCCAGACACTGTCATCACGATGGCGGCATGGTTTGCGCGTCATGAGGTGGACAAGCAAGGCGAAGGGTTCAGCCCGGATGAGGATGGCTACCCATCAGCTGGTCGCGTTGCATGGGCTGCATGGGGTGGAGATCCTGGTCAGGTATGGGCTAACGCAAAGGCGGATAGAATCAAGGCATTGCAGGATAGAAAGATGGAAGAGGTGACCAGCGAAGATCATCTGATGCGAGCCGAGCCTGATGAGCTGGTCGAAGGTGACTTTGTGCAGTGGGATTCAAGCGGCGGCACTGCGCGCGGCCGTATTGAATACGTGATGCGCGAGGGCACGCTGGGCGTACCTGAAACGGAGTTCAGCATTGAAGCCACTCCAGAAGATCCTGCTGCATTGATTCGTATTTACAGCGAAGGCGAAGAGGGATGGCAACCGACTGAGACCATGGTGGGCCACAAGTTCTCGACGCTCAGCAAGATCTCTGAGCTTCGGGCAATGCCTGGTATCGGCCGCCATCAGCGTGCAGAGGCGACAACCTTTGATGAGGTTGAAGATCGCACCTATGAGTTCCCCTTCAGTTCAGAGTTCCCCGTTGCTCGTTACTTCGGCAATGAGATCCTCAGCCATGAAGGTGACGCTGCTGATCTGAGCCGCCTGAATGATGGTGCGCCGCTGCTTTTCAACCACAACCCAGACCGCGTGATTGGCGTTGTGGAGCGTGCATACATTGATGGCAAGCGCCGTCGCGGTTATGCACGTGTGCGGTTCAGCCGCAATGCATTCGCTCAGGAAATCCTGAGTGATGTCAAGGATGGCGTTCTTCGCAATGTCTCCTTTGGATACTCCATCGACAAAATGGAGGAGCGCGGCAGCGGCGATTATGTCGCTACTGCGTGGGCGCCTTACGAGGTGTCGATCGTCAGCGTTCCTGCTGACAAAACCGTGGGCATTGGCCGTGCGCTAGAGCCCACTTCAGAAGCTGCCTCGGCAGCACCAACACCCGATCCCATTCCTGCAATGGAAAACTCCACCACCGATCTGGCCGTGGTGCGGGCCGAAGCCGCTGAGGCTGAGCGCTCCCGCATCGCTGGCATTACTGCACTGTGCGACAAGCACTCCATGGCCGACCTTGGCCGCCAGCTGATCGAGTCCGGTCGTTCAATCGATGAGGCTCGCGCTGCTGTGCTCGACAAACTCGACATCAAACAGGAGCCCGTGACCATGAGCGCCGCCGAAATCGGCCTGACCGAAAAGGAGAGCCGCAGCTTCTCCTTCCTTCGCGCCATCAACTATCTGTCCAATCCGACCGATCGCTCTGCCCGTGAGGCTGCAGCGTTCGAGATCGAGGCCTCTGAGGCTGCTGCTGCCAAGCTTGGCCGCCAATCCCGTGGCATCACCATCCCTCAGGATGTGCTGCGCCGTGACCTGAACGTTGGCACCGCATCTGCCGGTGGCAACCTCGTCGCTACTCAGTTGGACGCTGGCAGCTTCATCGATCTGCTGCGCAATGCATCTGCCCTGGATCAGGCTGGCGCCACTGTGCTGACCGGTCTCACCGGCAACGTTGCAATCCCCCGCCAATCTGGCGCCGCTACTGCCTACTGGGTGGCTGAGTCCGGTTCGCCTACTGAGTCGCAGCAGACCGTTGATCAGGTAAGCCTGGTGCCCCGCACCGTGGCTGCATATACCGACTTCAGCCGTCGCCTGATGATCCAGTCCTCCATCGATGTGGAGAACATGGTTCGTAGCGACCTGGCCACTGTGATCGCTCTCAAGATCGATTACGCGGGCCTCTATGGCACCGGTGCTAGCAGCGAGCCCCTGGGCCTCAAGAACACCACCGGCATCGGCACTGAAGACTTCGCCGCTGATGCTCCTACCTTCGCTGAGGTGGTGGCCCTTGAGAGTGACGTGGCAACTGCTAACGCACTGCTCGGCAGCCCCGTCTACCTGATGAACGCTGCTATGCGCGGCAGCCTGAAGACCACCAAGAAAGATGCTGGCTCCGGCATCTTCATCATGGAGAACGGCGAAGTCAACGGCTATCGCGGTGTGCTCTCCAATCAGGTGGCAACTGGTGATCTCTGGTTCGGCAACTTTGCTGACCTGATCATCGGCTACTTCTCTGGTCTCGACCTGATGGTGGACCCCTACACCCACAGCACGAGCGGCACCGTTCGCGTGGTGGCAATGCAGGACTGCGATATCGCCATCCGCCATCCTGAGTCCTTCAGCCGCGGCAACAACACCCTCTGATCATGTTGATCAAGGTCCTACGGCAAACAATGCTGGCAGGCCAGGTGGTTCGTCTTGGGGATGTCCTAGAGGCATCCCCCTCTGACGCCAAACTCCTGATCGGCATTGGTAAAGCTGTTGCGGTCGCAGACAAGGCGGCCGATCTGGTTGAAGCAATTGCTCAGCCAGCACCTAAACCATCCACCTCTAGACGGAGGGCTAAATCATGACCATCCACAACCTTGGCTCCAAGACCACGGTTCTCGGTCTGCTGCGCAACGATGTTGTGACAGCGACCACGACCGGCTCTGCCATCGACCTGCAGGGCTACGAAGGCGACATGGCCGTTCTGCTGGACGCCGAAGCTGGTAGTGCTGGCGTTACCTATGCCGTCAAGCTGACCGAATCGGACACATCTGGCGGTTCGTACAGCGACGTGACCGGCGGTGCATTCACCACCACCACAGCCAACACTGCTTCGCTGCAGAAGATCTCTGTCAACGTCACCAACCTGAAGCGCTATGTCAAGGTCTCTGTGACCGTGGCTGGCGGTACCGGTGCTGGCGCCGTGGCAGTGATCGGTCTGGCTTCTGCGAAGTACGTCTGATGGCACTAACTGAGGATTTGGATGTTTTCTTGGCGGACTTTGGCGTTAGCTGTACGGCTGGCGCCACAACCGCAAAGGGAATCCTGGACATGCCAAGCCAGGTGATTAGCGATGGGATGGTGCTCACCACCGACTACACGCTGACCGCTAAATCCTCCTCCTTTGGCAGTCTCATCCGCGGCGACTCGATCACTGTGGATGGGACTGCTTACACCGTCCGCGAGACCTTGCTGATCGACGACGGCAAGTTTATACAAATCGGGATCCAGAAGACATGAGCGGTCCTTTCAAGGTCAATACCAAAAGCCAATGGGCGGCGCAGAATCCTGTATTGATGGCAGGAGAGCCGGGCGTTGAAAGCGAAACCGAGAACCTAAAGATTGGCGATGGCCGCACCCAATGGAATCGGCTGCCGTATTTCAGCAGCCCTGGCTACTGGGGATCGTTCTGGGATTCAACGTCTCAGACCGCTACGGGAAACACACCCACTCCGATCCTGATCCGTGGCAATGACTTAAGCAACCGCGGCGTCAAGGTCATATCCGATAGTCGGATCACGGTTGATCACCCTGGGATCTATAGCTTCACTTTTTCGATTCAGTTCAGCAATGCTGGCGAGCAGATCCACGACGTGAACGTCTGGCTGCGCAAGAACGACAGCGGCGCCACTGGTGATGTTCCTGATAGTGATAGCAAGTTCAGCATCATTGCCAAGCATGGCGGCATCAATGGCAACGTGATCGGCACCGTGAACTTTGTGCTGCAGCTTGCAGCAGCTGATTACATTGAACTGATCTGGGCCACCAGCAACGCTGATGCCTACATCCACGCTGAGGCCGCAGCAAGTAGCCCGTTCACGCATCCAGGCATCCCTGGGATCATCTGCACCGTCACCCAAGTAGCGTCGGCCTAACCATGACGACAAAGCGCGAATCGATCCTGGCTCAGATCGCCACTACGCTGGCCGGCACCACTGGAGTCAGCACGCGCATCTATCGCAGCAGGGTGGAGCCACTCACGCGCGGTGAAAGCCCAGCGATCGTGATCGAACCAATCACAGATCAGGCGCAGCAGAACACCAGCCTGCCAACCTTGGACTGGAGCCTCAGCGTCAGGATTGCTGTGATCGTGCGTGGCAACATCCCAGACCAACAGGCTGATGCCACTGTTGAGTCAATGCATAGCAAGCTGATGGCAGATCTGACGCTAGGTGGTCTGGCCTATGACATCCAGCCCAGCTTGGTGAACTTTGAGCTGGTGGAAGCAGATCAGCCTGCCGGCGTGATTGCTTGCGACTATGTGGTGCGCTATCGCACGCAGGTTGCAAGTCTTGCCGCGTGATAGTAGCAGCTACGATGGAAGCTGAGCAGGGCCTCGGCGCCCTTTGATTCACCTCTGGGGAGCCACCAATGGCATCAGTTCTGACACGCCGGCGCCTGATCCTGGCCAAGATTGAAACGACATACGGCACCGATTCATCACCGTCTGGCAGCAATGCGGTGTTGGTGCGCAACCTTGAGATCCAACCGCTGCTATCTGAAACGGTCAACCGCGAACTGGTAAGACCATTCCTTGGCCAGTCCGATCAACTGCTCAGCCAGACACGGGTTGAGGTTTCGTTTGAGGTTGAACTGGCCGGCTCCGGTACTGCTGGCACGGCACCTGCATATGGCGCAGTGCTGCGCAGCTGTGGCCTCAGTGAGACGCTGGTGACAAGCACGAGCGCAACGTATGCGCCAATCAGCAGCAGCTTTGAAAGCTGCACCATCTACTACCACCAGGATGGCATCCGTCACAAGGTGACAGGTTGCCGCGGCACGTTTGAGATGAACTGCGAGGTGGGGCAGATCCCTGTGATCAGCTTCACGATGACTGGCATCTACAACGCACCGACTGACACAGCACTGCCGACGCCGACCTACAGCAATCAAGCTACGCCTGTCATCTTCAAGGAAGGCAACACCACAAGCTTCTCGGCATTCAGCTATGCCGGTTGCCTGATGAGCTACAACTTCAACATGGCCAATGATGTGATCTACCGCGAACTGGTGGGTTGCACCAAGGAGATCCTGATCACCAACCGGGCGCCCAGTGGCACCGTGGTGATTGAAGCGCCGACCATTACGGCAAAGGATTTCTTCACCATCGCGACCGGCACCACCACCGGCAGCATTACGTTCCAGCACGGTCAAACCGCCGGCAACCGAGTGACCATGACAACCGCGCAGTCTGACCTAGGCAATATCACCTATTCAGACCAGGATGGGATCCAGATGCTGAACCTGCCATTCATTGCGGTTCCGACCTCGGCAGGCAACAATGAGATGAGTCTGGCGTTCACCTGATCGGATGGCATTTGTCCTGAGTCAATCGCAGAGCTACAGCTGGCCGGTGGTGCTTCGCCTGCCAGCTGATGGTGGCAAGCGTGAGAAGTCGACATTTGACGCGGTCTTCAAGCGGCTGCCACAGACCCGCATCAATGAACTGCAAACCTTGGTGCAGCAGAGACTGAAGGCGGCTGAGCAGAATGAAGAAATCGACAATGGCCTAACAGATCAGAGCATTGCTGATGAGCTGCTCGTTGGATGGTCCGGCATCGTTGATGCGGATGGCGATGAAGTGCCATTCACCGAGGCAGCCAAGGCCCAGCTGCTTGACGTGCCGATGGTTGCCGCTGCGTTGATCGGCGCTTACTTCGAGTCGCTCGTTGAGCAGAAGAGAAAAAACTGATCGGCGCCGCTGAATACTGGGCCAGCGGCGCAACGATTGACGAGACGGAAGATGACGCAGCAGCGTTTGGATTGGTGCTGCCTGATCTCACTGATCGGGATGAACACTATGAAGTAACGCCAGAAGCGTGGCCGGTGGTTGAGCTATTTCTCAGGCTGCAGACGCAATGGCGGGCCGGATCATCCGGCATCGTCGGCCTGGACTATGGCGCTGTGCGGTGGATCATGGACCTGTATCAGATCGATGATCAGCGCATGATGCTTGAAGACCTGCAGGTGATCGAGGCTAAAGTGGTGGAGATCGTCAACTGCCGCAAGGACTGAGCCATGGCATTGGACATGACCACGGCTCTAACCATCAGGGCTAAGGTTGATGGCACCAATGAGATCAATGGCCTAAATGCGGCATTAGGCAAGACGAGTCAGCAGGCCAGTGGTGCAGCGACTGCATTCGACAAGCTGCGCAATGTCACAAATAGCTTCACTGGCAAGATTGGTTCGCTGATACCAGCGGCTGCATTGGCTGGCATTGCAACTTTTGCAACTCGGACGATCAATGCGGCAGATAACCTGAACGACCTCAGCTCACGGACTGGCGTGGCTGTTGATACGCTCAGTCGATTCGGCAATGCCGCAGCCGATAGCGGAACATCAATCGATGAAATTGCAGTAGGCCTGGGACGCCTGGCCCGTGGTGTTGTTGATCCGACATCTAAAGCATCTGAGGCATTGAAAGGCATTGGCATTAGCGCGTTAGATGCCAACGGAAAAGTCAAAGGTCTAGACGAGATCATCCTGTCAATCTCTGATGTCTTCGCCAAACTGCCGGACGGTGCCGAGAAAGCTGCACTCGCTCAGGAGCTATTTGGCAGGAGTGGCGTCAATTTGATTCCTTTCCTGAATCAAGGCCGCGAAGCTCTCAGTCAATACTCAGCAACCATTGACACTGAGCTAGCACAGGCTGCAGATAAGTTCAACGATACGTTGAACGCGATTGGCATTGCCCTGGCAGGACCATTCAGCGAAGCGGTCACAGCATTGCTGCCTGCTATCACATCGATTGCTGAAGCATTGGTGGGCCTGATCCAAGGGTTCTCGAATCTGCCAGAGCCTTTGCAGCAGGCCATCCTGATCTTTGGCGGATTGGTCACTGCGTTTGCCGCATTGGCTCCTGCGATCTCTGCTGTGATCTCAATCATCACCACCATTGGCCCCGCCGTCGGCACGATTGTTGGTGCATTGACCGGATCAGGTGGATTGCTTGCCGCCATCGCTGCTGTGTTCACCGGCCCTGTTGGCTGGGTTGCGCTTGCCGTTGCCGCAGGCGTTGCGATCTATGCATTCCGCGACAAGATCGCAGATGCATTCAGAGCCATTGGTTCAGTGCTGACTGCTGCTGCAAGGTTCTTCCTTGAAACCTACGTGAAGCCTGTGCTGGCGTTTTACGGCAAGATCATCGATGGCATCAAGTCTGGCTTCAACTCACTGGCATCGGCACTAACTGCACCATTCAAGTCGGCTTTTGAAGCAATTAAGTCGATCTTTCGGTCATTGCTCGAGTTCGTGGTCAATGGCATTAACAAGGCCACCAGTGGCATCAGGACACTGATCTCGAGTTACAACAGCATACCGACGCTGCCGGATGTGCCAAACATACCAACCGCGTCAGTGCCAGCCTTTGCAGCAGGTGGAGTCGTCAATGGGCCAACGCTTGCCATGGTTGGCGAACGCGGCACTGAATACATCGTGCCTGAATCCAAGATGGCTGGCGCCGCTGCCAACTATCTGAACGGCATGCGTGGCCGTAATGTCATCCCGGCATTCGCTGAGGGTGGTGTGGTTAATGCAATGGGTGCTGGCGGTGCTGCCAACACCACAGTGCAGATCACGACCGGCCCGGTGCTGCAGCAGGATGGCCAGCGCTATGTGACCATGGGCGACATGGAGCGAGCCCTGCAAGACTTCGGCGCCCAGATCTTCCGCAATAGTCGCAGCTATGGCGGCCGCCGCTATCAAGGTGCCTACTGATGAGCAATAGGGCGCAAAGCCAATACCTCCGCATCTTTGATGCCACCACCACCTATGCAAGGTGGCAGACCTACTACGTCAATCAGACCATCACGCTGGACGGCGCCAGCTGGTCATACATGCCATTCAGCGCCAGCGGCATCGTGGAGTCCGGCGCAAGTGGCGGCAAGTCAGTAAGCATCACGGTGCCTGCCACCAACAGTGTGGTTCAGGCGTTCACTTTGGCGCTCAGCTACGGCAGGTTTTGCGAGCTGAAGATCTATGAGTTCGACAGCCGGCTCGATAACACCGTGCCACAAGCTGGCCAGGATCTGATCGCTAGTTACACCGCAGAGGTGGTCGACGTATCAGGCACCTTCTCAAGGCTCGATATTGAACTGGGCAGTAGCCTGTCACCAGTGGGTGCGCAGGTGCCACCACGTAAGTTCACGAGCTACCTGATCGGATCACCGCTCCGCATATGAGCCTCAACATTTCCGATCCACTTTCGCTCCTGCCGTATCAGAACGGCCTGGCTGATCCGCCTCTGCTTGAGGCAGCAGCAACAGCAGCCGAAGATCTGACATCACAACAGCGGGCATACAAGATCGGCGATCCGGTGCCGATTGTCTTCTGTCGCCGCGTCTCAAACAATGGCGGCGTGATGGTCAGCCCCGGCGCAACGGAAGCCAGATATGAGAACAACGGGACCACCAATGCACTCACCGTCAGCCTGATGGTGGTGCTGAGTGAAGGCAACCTGCCACAGATTGCAATCAAGGATTGCTTTGTTGGGCCATGCCGTCAGGGCACATGGAATCAGACATATGACCGCCGCGCTGGTACGTGGACACCTGGCAACTTCGTGACCACTGTTGCAGGCAAGCAACCATGGAGTTGCCCCTACTACTGCGGCACATCTGGGCGATACGAGAACATGACCACGCTCAGCTATGTCAATACCTTTGTTGATGGCAGCGAGCGATGGGAGCATCAGCTGCATGTGTTCGTAAGGCAGGGGATTCAAGTCACCCGAATCCTGGACAGCACACTGGGGCCCAGCAATAACGTCATCGATCTAGCGTTGTACCTGATGACTCAATCAGGCCGCATCCCAAGCACGCTGATTGACAACACTCAGATGCTGGCCGCGGCCAACTTCACCGAGACCAATGGCCTGCACTTCAATGGCATCTTCCAAGAAAGCCAGAACCTAGACGAGTGGCTGGAGCAGATCAGCAATGATTTCCTGCTGCGCCTGACCGAGAGCAATGGCAAGTTTGGATTCAGGCCAAGGCTGCCTGTCAACGTCAACAACACCATTAAGACAACAGCAGTCACGTGGGAGTACACATTCACTGAGGATCACCTGCTGCCAGATGGTTTCGAGATTCAGTACATCCCACTGACCGAACGGCAGCCAGTCTGCCTGCAGATGATGTGGCGACAGCAGCCTGATTCGGATATCGGTTTTGCTCGCACCACTGAGATCCGCTACACCGGTGAAGCAGACGCCGGACCGTTTGAGCAGTACGACCTAAGCGGATTCTGCACCAGTGAAACGCACGCTGTGAAGGTTGGCGCCTATCGGTTGGCGCGCCGCAAGTACATCACCCACACGTTGCGGTTGAATGTGCGCCCTGCCAGCTACAACAGCACGCTCACGCTGGGCGACATCGTGCGTGTCAGGTTGCGCCGCGAGACGGCATTAACAGCACTCGACTATCACGACTTCCTGTATGAGGTGGACAGGATCGAAAAGACTGCCAGCGGTGCATGCGTCTTTGATCTGACGCACTATCCGATCGACTCTCAAGGGCGCAGCTTGGTGGCGCTAGAAGTTGCAGCAGCCACCGCACCTGGCGTCACGATCGCGGCGGGCCGGAGTGATTACAGCTGCGACGACAACTCATCATCAGACAACACACCGCTTGGCAGTGGCGGGATTGACTATCCCGCGTTTGATGACACGCCAGCCTTGGCTGATACAAGCGTGGATCTCACGGCACCAACGGAACCCACATGGCCAGAAGGTGGCAGCCCACCGATCGGCCCTGATGCCAGCCAGCCAGCTGGTGAAGCAAGCGGCGGTCAGACACCGATAGGTGGATGGAGCAATCCTGCTGATCCGCTTGAGGAAGATTTGCCGGGTGCAACGATCAGCGGGGCAAGCGGGCCTACCAGCACGCCGATTCCAGGGGATACGCTGTCAGTCCAAGAGTCTGCACTTGGCTGCGCCGGCCAGGTGTGCTGGTCCAAGATCGACAAGGACACCGGCGAGGAGTTTGATATCTCCTGCCAGGATGAAGCGATTGCAGGCGCCTATACGCTGTCGATTACAACAGCAGAAATCGGATACTTCATTGTGGCCACTGCGCGATGCAAGGATCCATCCACACCCTCAGGGTGGGGCACGCCAAACACACTCGGTCAGACGCCTGCCGTTCGCCTGCCTACATCAGTAACCATCACTGTAGTCAACACAAATAAACAAGAAACATATCAATGCACTGCATCCAACTGCACTGGCGCCATTGTTTCTTCGACGACTACAGGGACCTCAACTTCAACAGTGTCGATGTCCTACACTCAATACCAAAACAGATATGTGTTTGCCAGTACGAATCCTGCCAGGTGCGAAGATTACAAACTATACAAAGCCAATTCTATTGGCGGCTCTGGGGACAAGCTCTGGTATGACACAGGAACTAGGGCGCTTGGCGGTCCCATTGTTGTTCCTGGCCACTGTCCAGGTTCTCCATTTGCATGCATCGTCTGCACAGGAAACTATCAAAGCACTTGGATTGAATACAACACAACCGTCAGCTACACATTCTGACCATGGCCACCTTCCCTGCACTCCAACCCGCTAGTCGCACCTACACACCAGGTGTGAACGCAAGCACTGAGTTCTCAGTGTTGGATGGTTATCAGGCCAGCGTGCGTCATAGCAATGCATCGGTGGGGCACCTCCTGCGGATGACCTTCACGCGGCTGTCATCCGCTGAGACTTTCAACCTGATCAGCCATTACAGCTTGCATGGCATCTTCGAGCCGTTCGATCTGCCTAGCTCAATCCTGATCGCCACAAACCTGACCTTTCCATCTGGCTATCTGTGGCGCTACCTGTCGCCGCCGCAGATTGAGCAGTCTTGCGATATCACTGATGCCACAGTGGAACTGCAGCTCCTGCCGCCATACCTGATATGAACGCCTATCCATCGCTGTCGCCTGTTGGCTTCTCGTATGACCTGGGCGGCCTGAATGTCAGCGTTGAAGAGACGCTCAATGGCGCGCCGGTGTTGTTCCGTCACAGCTTGCGGCAGAGCAACTACAGGCTGATCCTGACCTATACCAACCTGGTGGAATCACAGGCCACCCTGATTCGCGATCACTACGTTGATGCAGCAGGCAGCCATCGATCATTCACCGTGCCAAGCACGTTGTGGGGCAGCGCTGATGTGGTGCCCACGGATGCGTTGTATCGATACGGTGCCAAACCAGAGGAGACACAACGTGGCGTCTATACCGATATGACGGTTGAGCTAGTCGCGCTGATCGGTAACTTCCTGCTCTATAGCCTTGTGGGTGAACCTGCTGCTCTTGGTGCGGAGGCTAGCTTCACTTCCTACGCCATGAGCGGCACTGCACCATTCATCCTAGAAGCAGACGATGCCGATCCGGCAGTGGCTGCCACTCTTATCATTCAAGCTGGTGGGGCTGAATCATGACTGCAACTACGATCCGCGTACAGATGGCGCAGCGGAAAGACACCGCTGCAAATTGGACGGCCGCCAATCCGATTCTGCTATCTGGCGAGATCGGCTATGAGACAGACACCAAGAAGTTCAAGATCGGCAATGGCAGCACGGCATGGAACAGCCTCGCCTATCTGCCGATCCCTGATGGCAGTGGCAATCTAACGATCACAGGCAACCTGGAGATTGGCAGCACTGGCAGCCTGACCTTTGAAGGCAGCACGGCTGATGGATTTGAGACGACACTAGCGGTCACCAATCCCACCGCTGACCGCACCATCACGCTGCCTGATGTCACTGGCACGGTGGTGACTACAGGTGACACTGGATCAGTCACCAGCACGATGATTGCCAATGGCACCATCGTTGATGCGGATGTCAGCAGCACTGCCGAGATCGCGGTCAGCAAGCTGGCCAATGGCACTGCCAATCAGGTGATCGTCACTGATGGCACGAACGTCAGCTGGTCAGACAACCTCACTCTTGCTGGTGACCTGACGGTCAACGGTACGACCACCACGATCAACACTCAGGACCTACTGGTCGAAGACAAGAACATCATCATTGGCAACGTTGCCACGCCTTCGGATGTGACGGCCGACGGTGGTGGCATCACATTGAAAGGCACCTCAGATAAGACGATCAACTGGGTCGACGCCACCGATGCATGGACGCTGAGCGAACATGTCAACATCGCAAGCGGCAAGGAATATCGTATTGCTGGCACCAAGGTTCTAGATGCCACGAGCTTGGGCAGCAGCATCCTGATCACTAGCGCCAACATCACAGACGGCACCATCGTTGATGGTGACATCAGCGCCACTGCAGAGATTGCAGTGAGCAAGCTGGCGGATGGCACAGCGCGTCAACTGCTACAGACTGATGCCGCTGGCACTGGCGTTGAATGGGCCAGCAACATTGATATCCCAGGGACGCTGGATGTCACGGGTGCGGCCACTCTGGATTCAACGCTCAGCGTGCCACTAGGGAGCGCCGGATCACCATCGATCTATCCAGGCACTGACACCAACACCGGCATCTACTCGCCTGGAGCGGATCAACTTGCGATCTCCACGGGCGGCACGGGGCGCCTGTTCGTCAACAGCGATGGACGTGTAACTGTTGGGGCCGCAGATGCTAATGATGCTACTTTTGAAATTGGCACCAATGGCACTGGCAACAAAAATGCAGTCTTGGATTTAATTGGCGATACAACTTACGCTGATTACGGTCTTCGTTTAATCCGAACCAATAGCGGCGCAAATGCAGCATCAAGAATTGCACATAGGGGTACTGGTCCGCTTGAACTTCGAGCGCAAGAAGCGGCTCCGGTAATTTTCTACACAAATAATTCCGAAGTAACCCGCATCCGAGCAGACGGGATGTTCGAAGTCAAGGGTGCTGGCACGGCTGGGTCATCACCTGCCTTCAGCGTCAGCGGCAGCGCACCGGCTAATAGTGCCCTGATCGACAGCGGTGGCCGATTGTTGCTTGGTTCGACTAGCGCAATAGGCACCATGCCATCGGGCGCTGGGCTATTCATGAACTCGTCTGCAGCCTTTGGTCCGCAGTATATTCAAAGAAACACATCCGCTGATGTATATCCAAACTATTTAATCATTGATAAAGCAAGGGCTGCGGCTGCCGTCACTAACAATGACCAGGTGATGTCCCTGCAATCTAGGGGATTTGACGCAACAAACTATATACCTATTGCCAGCATTGACACTTATGTGGACGGAGCTGTTTCCACAAACAGTGTGCCAGGAAGAATTGTATTTAGTACAAACAATGCAACAACGGGCGTAAGCCCTCGCATGACAATTAAAGGCAACGGTAACGTCGGCATCGGCACCACGAGTCCGAGTACAAAATTCGAAGTTATTGATACAAATACTATTATTAAATCAAGCAGCACCTCCGGTTACGCGGCGTTTTACGCAAATGCAGCAACAGGAAATGCAGCGTACTATTTCTTTGCCATTAACGGCACAGAGCACGCCAGGATATCCGCAACTAATAATGATCTAATTTTTGGTAATGGTTCTACC